CTTCATCATCGTCTTCATCAGACTCTTTAGCTTCAGTTAGCCAGTTCTGTGCTACATCCTGCTTGACTTCATCAAGCTTTCTGAGTGCAATAGCACCAAGTTCCAACTCAAAGCCTTTTTTAGCTTCGGATAGATTCTTTTCCAGAAAATTGTTAAGTGCTTCTTTTACAGACATGATTGTGTTCTCCTATGATGAATTATTTAGGCTTTTCATCTTTTTCAGCTTGTTTTTTTGGTGGTGGTGCATCTTGTGGTGCTTCTTCCTCTTCCGGTGGTAGCTCCCCTTCAGGTTCCATCGGTGGTGGGGGTGGTTGTCCACCACCCGTTGAAGGCACGACCGGGTTACCGAAGCCATCATCAGCAGGCAATTTGCCTTCCTTGGCTTCTTTTTCGATCTGTTTATCCATCTCTTTGATTTCATCTTCATCCAGCATGAGAATCTTCTTCTGGATGTGTTCCTTGGAGAAATATCTGCCTACGTACTGATCAGCATCGGCCAAGAGACCAAGACGGTTTCTGAATAACTCAGCTTCCTTGATTTCTTCAATGTTGTTGTCTTTGATCCAGTCATACCAGATGAAGTTTTTGAATTCTTCCCACTCATCTTCGGTACAGATTCCTTTTGTGACACACTGGACTCTCAACAGTTCATCAAACAGGGTTGAGAATTTGTTTCTCATTCTGGAGATGAATTTGTGGAAGTGGAGTTCGTCACGGGTTATCTCAGTCACAACACCAAAGTTGAAACCCTGTTGTTCCGGATCGAGACGGGAGATAGGCACGTTAAGGGCCTCATACAGCCTCTTTTTGAAGTATCTGACATCTTCTATCTCACCAAGGTTCTGCCCACCCTGTAGGGTGTCAATTTCGGCATTCTTACCGTCTTTACGGGGAACCCAATAGTCTTCCTGCATAGCCAAGATATTTCGGTCATCACGGATCGTACCGGTATCAGAATCGTACACCACCTTGTTACGGTATAGCTGCATCTGCTTCTTGATATATTCTTCTGACTTGATTGTTGTCATGTTCGACACATCCACATAGTGAATACGTCTCTCAGGTGCACGGACCAGACGATAGATAACAACAGAGTCTTCAAGCCTTCTCAGATCGTTCAGAGACTTGAGTGCTTTCTGGATATATGAAATGACCATACCGGAACGTGGGTCAACAAGACCAGACGTTACAACGGATATGGAATCAACGGCAATCTTGGCACCCAAGTTGGTCTGGGAACCAAGTAGCCCTCTTTCATTGTATAGAAAATATTCCCGGACAGTCTTGATGATATCAATTCCGGATTTCGGGTCTTTCTCCCGGTTGATTTCTCTGATCTTCCGGATACGTCTTGGATCAACATATCTCAGTTCCAGAATACCGTTCTTGGGGTTCTTCTCATCAATGATGACATGGTAATAGAAACGTCCATCCACATACCATCTTCTGAAGATGTCATGTCCTATCTGGCCAAAGTTCATCATCCGGAGAATATCTTCAAATTCCTCAATGATCTTCTTCTTGATTTTGTCGGGTTGTTTCAGTTCATCACATACTACCTTCACAGAATGGCCATTATCTTCTGTTACAATGGCTTCATTTATGATATGATCAATAGCCCGTTCTAGTTCAGGCTGTGTAGAAGCTTCACGATATCTGGTGATCTGCTCAATTTCACTCTTGGTTGTACCCTCAAGATCAATGAAGGTACCCATAGACGTGCCGGTGAGATTAGATTGAACAACAACTGCACCATCTTCCTCAGTAGGTGGTACAAAGCTTCTGTTCTTCTCTTCTCTATCAGCAGCTTTTTTCTTGATTTCAAAACCGAATAGGTTCTCTGTGATATATTCTCTCACACCCATTGCAATTCTCCACGATCATTGATTTTTTTATTTATCAAGTATTTAGAGATACCAAGAGCCTTTGAGCAATCCATCATAAAATCATACTTCTCCCTAGTACCGTCTTTGTATATTACGGTTATGGGTTTTGCTGTACTTCTTGTTCTTTTGCCTTTTTTAGACAAACTCATTTGTAATCTTGTGGATTCAGTGTGGTTTTTATTATAGAAATGGTTATTATTACCAGTAATGCTTTTTGCCTGTTTCCGGCAGCTTTTAATAGAACGTTTCACACCTGTTTTGGATACAGATATTTTTTTCTTGACATCATCGTTCATATGACCTATAATATTTCCGTTATTACTATGCATGTTATAATATTCAGGGTTGGAACCGGCTTTGACAGACCTCAATATTGCAGTCTCCAGAGAATGCATATCCTCTATTGATCCTTCTGCAATTATTTGTCGAGTGAAGTTTTGTGGGTTTTTCTCATAATCTAATAGGAATTTTTTACCAGATGCAACGTATCCATCACAAAGCTCACCTTTGTGATATCCAACATATTTCATTTCGTTTGTTTTGTTGCTCCAACAGTAGACGAAAGCTTCCATTTCAATACCCTATATAAATGTGGTCGGAAGGTTACTCCCGACCACTTAATCCAATTATCTGATCAGAACGTTACGTACTGGTGGAGATTCACCGGTACCATCTGCATCAGCCACATTAACTTCCCACCACTGGTAGGCAAAGGTTATTGCAAACTCTTCAAGAACATCCTGTTGTGCCCAATCCAAAGCAATTGGCTCAAGATCAGTTGGGAACATACCTACCATTTTGTAGGATTTCAGTGCATTTATGTCAGCCGACTTGGACAGATGAATAACATGTGCATCAACAGAATAATCTGCATGATTCATCATGTCTACTGCTCTGGAGTTGCCTTCATGTGAATTCAGAAGGTTCATCCAGACTTCAAAAGCATTACGTACTTTGAAGTCTTCATCGTTGACAACTGTTACTGTCCACACATCAAACACACGGTCACCCGGTAGCTTGATTTCACGACCCTGATAAAACGTAGACACTGGGTTAACTGTGGAACCCGGTATCTGTGCAGAACGGCAAGTGAATTCAAATTTTCGTTGAACATCAAGACCGTCACCACCACCGGCTCTTGAACTGAGGTTCAAGTTTGCCGGGAAGTTCATCTTTACTTTAAATTTGTTAGGTCTGGCACCATCATATTGAAGTGCTGATCTAAACTCTTGTGGTTTGAATGACATTTATGTTTCTCCTAAAGTGCTCTTTTGTTTATTTAGTTGTCATCTTAGAACTTGCCGACAACTTCCTCAAAGGATACACCGGTTCTAACAGCAATGAAGTTCAGCTTGATGAAGTTGATTGAACGTGCTGGCTTAATATAGATGTCACCAATAAACTCGTTACGATCAATGACCTCTGGAGTGTTGTTGGTTTCATCACAGACTACACGGTAATCGAAGATACCTCTACGACCCTGAACGTCTCTCAGATATGGGTCCACAAGGGACACAAACTGTGCACGTGTGAAGGCATCGTTGAATTCAAACAGTGAATACTTGGAAGCCTTACTGATTGCCTTTTCAAGGACAATGAACAGTCTACGTACATTGATACGGTCAAATGCAGATGGTTTGGCAAGCATTGTCTTATCACCATAAAGGATCGTTCCTTCACCGGGGAATGTAACAATTGGGTTGATACCCTTCTTGTATAGCTCATCTCTCTCAGACATATTCGGGTTCCAAGAGTTCTTGATTACGTTCTTCAACTGACCACGGTTGAACCCGGCTGGTGAGTACCATGGGTCACGTGTGAAGTCTGTACGTACACTGAGTCCTGCAATGTCACCATTGTAAGGAACCCATCTATATAGGTTAGTGTACTTATCGAACTGATACTTCCATGCAGAGTCCATGAAGGCATATGAAGATGATGGTAGAGTGTTTCTGTATGCAATTGCATCAGTAGCCTCAGAACCACGGTTATCAACAACGTCTGCCTTTTCTGGTGACAGGAATGCCACACAGTCTCTACGATACTCAGCAATCTGGTTGATTACGTGGGTTGCAGTGTTCTGGCCGACTTCACCAGTGATAAGCAGAGATACGTCCACTTCATCACCATTCTTGAAGTAATCCCAACCAACGTTTGTGTTGGCATTGGCTGGTGCACCACGTACACCACCAGACAACTGAGAAATGTCAACAGAGTCAACTGCTGTGAAGGTCTTGCCTGTAGCCTCTGTACCCCAGTTTGTTCCTGTGGAAAGATGGTCCATCCACCAGATGTACTTTGAACGATTCTTGATGATGTCACGG